TCCAATTCTATTCTGGGCTCCACCCTTCTTATAGACACATCTCAAGATTTCTTTACTACAGGTGTACAGCCAGGAGATATCGTTATAAACACAAGCGCTACAGGCGCTGCTCCATATCCCGCTACAGGGGTTCCTGGATTGCAGGGGTGGGTGCAGAATATTTCTAACACAGCGTCGCCCGCTGGATCGAGTATAGTGTGCTCAGCCGCTCTATTCGTAGATCCCGCTGTTGCAGGAGGAGAAGGATATGCTATATATGACGCTAATAATATTGTAGAGGTAGAGAGGGTAAGCCAAAGGAAGATATTCAATCTTACCAGCAGCAACCTCACTTACCCTACACCACAGTACCCATGCTATGTTTTGGATGGGAATTTAATATCTGTATACCCTACCATATGGGATGGTCTTAATGATCCTTTTACTATAGGAGATGGGATGGGCCCGTGCGATGTTAAGGCTCAATACATCCGATACCCTCGTAATCCTAATTGGACTTTCGCTTCATTGGTAGGTGGAGAACCTCTATTTGATCAGTCGCAAGTGGACTTCCAAGATTTTGAATTACCGTCTTCTGACGAGCCTGCTTTGGTAGCTAAGATATGCCAGTATGTGGGTATAGAGATAAGGGAAGCGGAAGTAGTACAGTTTGGTCAAACTGAAGAACAGGTAGATACTCAAGAAACAAGCTAAAGATTATGGCGTATATAACAGATTACGAATACTACGAAAACAACCAAGTCTCTCCACAAGATGAGAACTGGGGGTCGTATCAATATGTCACATTAGACGATATTGTCAACAACTTTATGTTGATGTATCAGGGGAACAATGAGCTTATAAATAATATCAATAGGTATCAAGTTCTATTCTTTGCTAAGAGAGCTATACAGGAATTAAACTATGACGCTATGAAGGAAATAAAAATCCTTCAGCTACAAGTAAACGATCAGTTGCGTTTTGTTTTACCTCCTGACTATGTCAACTGGGTAAGGATTTCTTTGTACAAGAACGGCGTCCTTATGCCTCTCACGGAAAATATCCAAACCAACTGGAGTGGAGCTTACCTTCAAGATAATGAGTACAGGGTTTTATTCGATGCGTATGGAGACGTTCTTAAACCCAACGACTCTCAATTAGATTTAGATAGAATTACAGGGCAGAAAAAAAGCATATACTTAAACGCAGGCAGTCCATACAATGGGGCTATGGGTTATCTATATGAGGGTGCTTGGTATTTCGATTATCAGATAGGAGCAAGGTTTGGTTTAAATACTGAGACGGCTAATAGCAATCCTACTTTTAATATTAATAAAAGAGCGGGAGTAATAAACTTTAGCTCAGGCATGGCCGCGGAGTCAGTGGTATTAGAATATATCTCTGATGGGATGGAGAAGGGGAAAGACTCTAAGGTAAGTGTGAATAAATTATTTGAAGATTATATCTATGCAGCCATTAAGTATTCTATTTTAAACAATAGACTGTCGGCGCAGGAGTACATTATTAATAGAGCGCGGAAAGACAAATCGTCTTTACTTCGTAATGCTAAACTTAGATTAAGTAACATGCACCCTGGTAGACTCCTTATGAATATGAGGGGACAGGCTAAATGGATAAAGTAATATGCTGATACAAACTAACTTTATTGCTGGTAAGATGAACAAAAGCGTCGACGAACGCTTAGTTCCTGTAGGCGAATATGTAGATGCATTAAATGTACGCTTGGGTTCTACTGAAACGACAGAGATCGGGGCGGTAGAAAACTCTAAGGGTAACACCAACCTTACCCCAAACATTGAGTACAACGGAAATCCTCTGTCGGCTAACGCGCGGTGTATAGGCGCTTTTGAAGATGGTATGGCGGAAACTATCTATTGGTTTGTTTACGATCCAGGTGACCCTGCAACAGGGCAAGTGGAGGTAGATATGATACTATCATATAACACTAACACCAATACATTATTGTATCATGTTGTCAGTACAGAGGTCCTTAACTTCAACCCGACATACCTTATCAACGCGGTAAATAAAATTGAGAATCTCTTATTCTTTACCGATGACCTTAACCCTCCGAGATATATTAACGTAACCAGAAACTACCCTGTACCAACAGGTCTAACTGACGGTATTGAAGAGGAAGACATCAGTGTTATTGTTAAGCCCCCTGGGTTTGAGGATGTAAACCCTACTACGGGTACTCAACCTCTTAGAGCTCCACACGTAGAACTTGTGAATACCGGTCAGGGAGACTACATGGAGATGCGGTTCTTACGTTTTGCTTACCGCTATAGATATTTAGATGGAGGGTACAGCGCTACCTCTTTGTTTACGAACCCAGCCTTTGAGCCTAAAGACTTTGCTTTTAGCCAAGAGACGTTTAAAAACGTCGGCATGATAAATAGGTTTAATGCTGCTAACGTTTGGTTTTCTACAGGATCTGAAAGGGTAAAAGAGATACAGCTCTTATATAAAGACACCACCAGTAACAATATTTTTATTATTAAGAACTATAATAAAGCTGAGCTGGGTTTACCTAATGACTCTTTTGAGCAGGAAGAGTTTAGCAACAGTAAAATCCTTACACTATTAGGATCGGATGAGCTTCTTAGGTTGTACGATAATGTCCCACGAAGAGCTAAAGCTCAAACGATTCAGGGCAATAGATTGATGTATGGAAACTATATCGACCAATATGATGTGGTCAACAGAGAGGGTGGGGACTCTATACAGATGCAGTACCAGCTATCTCCCAGCACGGAGAGTATAGACGTAACCCCATTACCTTCTACCACAGGATCTAATGGGACCTACAGTATAGACCCAGCAGCTCCATCGACAGTAGTTGCAGACGCTACAGCAGGGTTTGATCTCTCTTCTATTACTACGCCTATTCTACCAGGAACGTATTTTCGTTTCTTCTTGGCTATGCAAAACGTTCAGAGTACGCGAAGCGGAGCCGATGCTCAACCAGCCTCTGTGGTGGTTCCTGATTTTACTATAACATTAAACTTCATTGCTCCGGTACAATATAGTACGGTGAATGAGATGCTTACCTCGCAAGAGTTTGCTTCGGCTGTGGGGGCGGATAATAGCTTCCAGCAGCTTATCCCTTATACTACTCCTACACCACCATCCTATCCTCCAACGGAAAACCCTGCAGGAAATGGGGGTACTTTAACAGACTTGTTTAATGCAGCTTTGCCATACGCATGGCAGAACGCTACTACAAGCAACTATCTATTACTCGTCGACACCGCTGTTACCAGTGCATGTACTGTAGCGGGTATGTCTCCGTTCCCCCCTACAGCCCCTGTGTGTACACAACAGAGCTTTACTTTAAACGTAGGAGTATCTTCCTTTACTCTTACAGCTCCTGCGGCCACATACTATTTTAACTCTACCCCTGAAACTATTCAGTATGAATACTTTGCTTTTAATTTAGCAGCAACAGGTGGTGTTGTTCAAACGACTGCAGAGCGCGGAAGTTTACACAGCTACAGAGACTACGAGGTGGGGGTGGTATATATGGATGAGTATGCCAGATCTTCTACCGTTCTTACCAGTCCAAACAACAATGTATTTTTCCCTGCCAGCACATCGGTATTAAAAAACAAAATAAAGGTAAACCTACAAAATGTTGCTCCTTATTGGGCGAAGTACTATAAGTTTGTGGTAAAGCCAAGCCAGGGTAATTATGAAACTATATGGAGTAGTTTAGTTTTCCAACAAACTGGAGCCGCTACTGATGAAGGCCCTACTCCTTTTAAACCTGATTTAGAAAGCTTTTGGTTTAGACTCGAGGGAGATAGCCAAAACATAGTGTCTGTAGGAGATGTTCTTACTGTAAAGCGCGATGCCAATGGCCCTGTTCTACAGCATGCTACGGCAGAGGTGTTGGATAAAGAGGGTTTATATTCGGGCCAAATTAATGACACCAACCCTGCAGGTATATATATGAGGTTGAAGTCAAGTGGATGGAACGCTATAGGCGACAACACTACGCCGAACATAAACTCTGACGTAACCTCAAATAACTCTGAAATAGGTGATTGTTCTCAGATCGCTCTTATCCCTCCTGCTTCTTCCCCTGCTATTGTAGGGTCTATCCCTGCGGGTAGCACGGTGCGGGTGGCCTCTACAAATCAAAGGCTTACAAATGATAGCGCCTGTCCCACACAACAAATTATTTGGGATAGCGGAGACATGTTGGTAGATCAAAACTATGCTAATATTCACGCGTGCCTTATAGGTTTAGGTTTTGAGACCTTGGTTCAACCAAACTCTACAAACATTATACCTCCTGTTTTAGGAGATCAAGAGATTGAATTTGACCCAGTTCTTTACACCTTTGGGGCAGGTCCAGATACTGTGGGAGGCACCTGTTTTACTTCTAAAATTTACGTCACTCAATCGGGAACCGACTACTTTATAAAAAGCAAGTCCATGATCCCTACATGCACGGAACTTTTTGGCAACGGTGAAGGAGCATTTGATTTTCAAACAGATTCTCAAACCCAGTTAGAAGTAAGTATAAACTACTCTTCTGGAACCTTTTGTTTTGAAACAGAACCTGCCGCCGTAGACCCGAATTTATTCTACGACGCTTCGCAAATGATGCGAGTGAAAAAAAGTATTACACCAGGGGACGATAATTTTTATCACGAAGCTGCACAAATTTGGAGTCCACAGACACAGTTTTATACATTAGAGCCTGGTGGGCAAAACCAAACTTTTAACCAGCCTTTAGAAACAACCTTAGATTTTATAAATTGCTACACGTTTGGTAATGGGGTAGAGAGTTTTAGAATAGAAGACCGTATAGAGGGTAGATTTTTTAGGTTGGGAGATAGGGTTATGGCGGAGTCTAACCAAACCTTTAGCGAGGCGGATAGGTTCGCGGGGATGACATACAGCGGGGTCTTTAGCAATGGATCAAACTTTAATAATTTAAACGAGTTTAATTTAGGGCTGGTAAACTATAAAGACTTAGAAACCAATTTCGGTCCCATACAGGTTTTACATTCTCGTGAGACAGATATACTGGTACTGCAAGAAGACAGGATTTCATATGTCCTATCAAGCAAGAATGTTATTACAGACTCTACAGGAGGAGGGGCTATAGCTTCTGTGCCTGAAGTTTTAGGAACGCAGATAGCTCGCATAGAAGAGTATGGTATAAGTTTCAACCCAGAAAGTTTTGTTCAGTGGGGACACAGTATGTACTTCACTGACGCTAAGAGAAGTGCAGTTCTGTCTTTAACGGGAGCCAGTAGAGGATCTGATCAACTGCAGGTAATTTCTCAAATGGGGATGCGGTCTTATTTTAGGAATCAATTTACCGCTCAAATTACCACTCAAAAGTTGGGAGGGTACGACCCTTATATGAATGAGTATGTACTGGGGATGAACAGTCTTCAGATACCTATGCCATTGGTAGAGTTTCCGTGCGGGCAAGAGGCAAGTCAAAATGCTACCAACCAAACGTTAAACTATACCATTAACTTTGGTTCTTTAATTGGTCAAATAGATATCCCATACAGTATAACTCAGGGGTCTATTATTATAAGCGTCACTTGGAACGGGGTTACTACCAGCACAGGGGTGGTAAGCACTAACGGAACTTTGTCTTTTAATAAAACGTCTTCTAACCCAACAACAGCAACGTTTAGTATAGTGCCTTATAGCGCTGGTTTGCCAGGAAATGTGCCCGCTTCTTATAGCTTAACTCCTGGATGCCCTCCTCAAGATGAGGTGACGTTAATTCAAGTTGTAGTAAACGGTAACAATTATGTAAACCAAGGTATTCATGTTGAGTATGAGTGGACTGACGGGGTTACAACAAGCCCTGTCTCACAGGTGCCTGTAATTATGCAAGGAGGCATTGCTACTTCTTTATATCAACAGCAAACGGGGCCTATGTCACAAGGGATATTCCCATACGATGGGTCTAATATTACCCTTAGAACAAACAAGATTTCACCTGACACCTTTGACTTTAACCCTACTCTGCATAAGTTTAGAATACTGTCAAGCAACACTTTGTATGCCAATACCGTAGCAGATATGACGGCTTTACTGGCTGCGGCAAGTGAGATAGTTCCTATAACAAACCCTTCAACTGCTATCTTCCAAGCTACAGAGACAGCTTTTGCTATGTCTGGAGCTAACGATTATCTGTACCTTGTTTGGGATTTCAGAAACGCTACAGAAGACCAGTTGTGTTATAGCGCTGTAAGCGCTGATGACGCGTGTTGTAATTGCACGACAGCTTGCAATAGATGTTGGTTTAGCCCTGGACAACAGACGCAAATACAAGCGTGTGCGGTAGACACAAATAGTTTTGGAAGCAACCAGATATCATTTACGGGAGCGGGACCGATACCTGTTATAGGAGATATTGTGTATGCAGCAGGTAACGTTTCTTGTCAGCCTTCAGTGGGTCTTGGAACTCCAGGGTTTTATATAGTAGATCCCTCTCAACCTTCCGCAGCCAGCCCTAAGAACTGGATCCAGGTAGGGCCAGGAGGTGTAGTTACAAATTCAGGAACATGTTAAAAAATTAAATTATGCCAACTCCTTCAACTTTTTATTACGACAGTACAGTATTCTGTGACGCAACAGATATATGGAACGATAGTGCTTTGTCTACACCATCAGCTAATGGGTGGTATCAGGTAGGCGGTGTGTATCGCCAGAAGCTTAGCGGCGTCTTAGGACCCTGTCAAGCTTGCCCTTCGTGTGGTACGGGTATTTTACCGTGTGACACTCCTTTATTTGGCGCTGGTGGACAAGGGGTTTACCGCATAAACTTTGATGCAGGGAGCACGGTGGGGGCTGTCGTCGTAAGATGGAACCCATTCAACGTGCCTGATATGTTAACTTTAACTTATGACGGCGTGTCCTCTTCGGAGTTTTCATCGTTGGTTCATGGTTATAAAGAAGGGTATATGGGGCGAATATCTTCTGGAGCCTTAGCCAGCCCGCCTTTGGTAAACGGAGCTCCAGGAGGGCCTTACCCTTCTGGCGACAGTTATGTGTATAACGTGAGCGCTGGAGCTTTTGTGGTGAGTGGCCCTGAAGCTATTCCTCAAGTTCCCGCCAGTGATGTTTCTTTAACAACCACAGGTTATGATTCATCCTTAGGCTGCGCATATGCCGTAGTCCCTAAAACAGACCCATCGGTCAATATCGTAGAGTGCTTGGTTTACGCTCCCACTTCTTCGACTTCATGGCAGGTAACAGTATTTTGTCCTAAATCTCTTAATCCTTTTCCGTGTGACTTTACATCTGGAGGAAGCTGCACTGATCCTTTAGGAAAAACACTTTACACATGTTCGGTTGCAAGTGGATGTGGTAATGGAACGAATACTATGTTGGGGATTAATGATTTTGTTTTTACAGATTATGCAGGGGTGAACGCTATGCCTGCGGGGGTGTACCCTGTTGAGGATGGAGACGGTGTAACAAAATGTGTTACCGTTGATGCTAATGGAACTATCACCAATATTACCACTGGGCCATGTACAACAAATTGTTAATATAAAACACTATGGCAGATAAAGCAGCTACACTATCGTACTCGGAAGATTCCAAAGGATGGCCGTCTTTCTACTCTTACCTACCTGATTATATGATCGGGATGAATGGATATTTCTATAGCTTTGGCCCCACTACCAATGATGACGGGAGCGTCAGTGGAGCGAATCTATATCGACATAATGTAAACGAAACCAGAAACAACTACTACGGAGTTCAATATGACTCTACCATTACGGGAGTGTTAAACATTGAGCCTAAGACTATTAAGCTCTTTAAGACTATGTCATACGAAAGCGATGATAGGTGGGCTTGCACAAGTTTGATTACGGACTTAGGGTCTGGCTCTATGTTGGCGACATATTTTGAGCAAAAAGAAGGAGAGTGGTTTACCTTCCTAAGAGAAACAGAAGGGACAAGAGACTATCGCGATAGAAGTGTGAATGGTATCGGTAGCGCAGGCCAAGTATTTGGAACTCCTGCTGTAACGATTATTACATTTACAGTTAACGTAGGGTCTATTGTTAGTGTAGGAGACTATATATACTCTACCCCTTTAACTGGAACACCTCCTGTAGCTACAGGGGCTCCTATATATGTAGGTCAGGTAACTGAAATTAACGCTATAAGCGGTACGTTTAACGCCAATACTTTAAGTATAGACCCTACTGTGCCTGAGCCAGGGACGGGAACGACAGGAGTTTCTCCTGCACAGGGAGACTTTATCTTTTACTTTAAAGACGTAGTAGCAGAGTCACACGGAGCTCGAGGATACTTTATGCAGTTTAAATTGGAAAATGTAAACACCGCAGCTGTAGAATTATTTGCAGTAGGAAGCAGTGTCATGAAGAGTTATCCATAATTTGTGCTATCTTTGCATGAATGCAATTAAGTATAGAGCCATTACAAGAAGGGGATTATGAAAACATCTTATGCCA